GGCGCTGGCCACCCTGGCGCGTAGCTACGGTTCCACCGAGGAGGCACAGGCCGCGCTAACCGTCGCCACCGACGTGGCCGCCGGCACCGGTAAGGATCTGTCCACCGTGACCGACGCGATGGGTAAGGCCGCGCTCGGTTCCACCGGTGGCCTCGCCAAGCTCGGAGTCGCAACCAAGGGCGCAGGCGGTGAGGCGCTCACCGCGGATCAGATCATGCAAAATATGGCCGCGACGTTCGAGGGCCAGGCCGCTGTGGCCGCCGAATCGACCGCCGGCCAGATGCGCGCCGCTCAGGTTGCGATGGGTGAGTTTTCCGAGACGGTCGGAACAGCGGTGATGCCCGCGGTTGGGCAGCTCGCGGTAATCCTCACCACCTACCTGCTGCCCGCCCTACAGATGCTCCTCGACAACAAGGCCGCACTGATCGGAATCGGAATCGTGCTCGCCGGTCTGTTCACCGCCTGGGCGGCCGGCGCGATCGCCGCGGGGATCGCCACGCTGGGAGCCGCCGCGCCATTCGTCGCCATCGGTGCCGCCATCGGTGTGGCCGCTGTGCTGATCGTGGAACATTGGGACACGATCAAGGGCGCAGCCATGGCCGTGTTCAACTGGCTCCAGGACAACTGGCCGCTGCTGTTGGCGATCATCACCGGCCCGATCGGCGCAGCGGTGCTGATCGTCGCCCGCAACTGGGACACGATCAAAGCCGCCGCCACATCTGTCTACGAATGGGTGAAAGGCAAGTGGGACGCGATCGCCGCCGCGATCGGTGGCGTGGTCGGCACGATCTCCGGCTACATCGCCACGATTGTGGAGCAGATCAAAAAGCCGATCGCCGCCGCCACCGAGGTATGGCGATGGGTGTCCGACAAATTCAAGGCCATCGCCGCGGCGATCTCCGGAGTGATCGGTGGGATCCGCGACTCGATCGGCAAAATCGTCTCCGCGATCAAGGCCCCGATGAACCTGCTGATCGGCGCGTGGAACCGGGTGCACTTCAAGATCCCGGCGATCACCATTCCCAAGTGGGAGGCGTTCGGTAAAACGATATTCGGCGGGGCCACGATCGGCGGCCAATCGTTCAGCCTCGGTCACATCGAACCGCTAGCCGCCGGCGGTGTCATCACCGCGCCCACACTGGCGCTCATCGGCGAGGCCGGCCCGGAGATCGTCACCCCCGAGGCGTTGCTACGGTCGATCATGCGCGAGGAGGCCGGACCGGGCGCGTCCTACACCCTGAACATTTACCCGCGCCAGGTGGACCCGTCCGACCTGGCGCACGCGTTCCGACGCCTGGAGCTGATAGCGGGGCACCGTGTCTGATCCGTGGATCCCGGACGCCTTGTGCGAGACGCACGAATGGCGATCGGCCGCCGGCGAGGTGGTGCGGTTCGTCACCCGCACCGGTGCCACGGCGCGAATGATGCCGCCTATCACACTCGACCTGTTGCGGGTGCCCCAGGCGCACGGCGCACGGCTGCGCGGGGCGCGCCACGAACCGCGCCTGGTGCTGCTGCCTGTTGTCGTGCCCGCACCGCAGACCACCGCCGGCCGCACCGAACTACGCCGCTGGGCCAAGGCGCTCGACCCCGCCAAGGGCCAAGGCACGCTCACCGTTGTGCAGGGCGCATCACCGGGCCGGCATCTCAACTGTGTCTACGAGGCCGGCCTCGACGCGATGGCCGAGGAGTGGGGCCAACCGCTGGAGCTGGCGGTACTCGGTTTCCGCGCCCCGGACCCGTACTGGCTGGACGCGACAGTAGTAACGCAGGTGCTCGAAATGGGCGGCAACGAACCGCGGATCGTCAACACCGTCACGAACACCGGCGATGTGGACGCGTGGCCGGTGTTCACGTTCCACGGTCCAGGGTTCGGGATCGAGTTCCACAACGATTCCACCGGTAAGACATTCATCATCGATGGGCCGGCGCTCGTGGCCGGTGATGTGCTGGTGATCGACACCCGCCCGGCGCGCAAGTCGGTAACCGTGAACGGTGCCAGTGCGTTCTCCCGGCTGCGCTCCGGCTCGGTGCTGTGGCCGCTGGTCCCCGGTGTCAATCAGGTATCCACGTTCTGGAGCGGTGATGTGGCCGGCACGACCAGCTCGGCGTTCGTGTTCAATAACCGTTGGCTGGCGGCATGAGTGGTGAATGGTCACTGTTTCTCACCGACGCCGCCGGGGTGCGCCTCGCCGCGGTGGACACCTACGACAAATGCGAGATCGTCGGCCGGACCAATGATGTTTCGACGTGGGCCGTGGACCTCCCGACCGCCACACCGGCCGGCCAACTACTCATCACCACCACCGGGCTACGCCTGGAGGCGCGGTTCGAGGAGTCGGTATGGCGCTCCGGTCCGGTGTCGCAGATCAAACGAACCGTCGATGCCGACGGGGATTACCTGGAGGTGGCCGGCGCTGATGACACCGTATGGCTGGCGCGCCGCCTGGCGCACCCCCAACCGGCGAGCAGCGCGCCGCCCTACAGTGCCAACGCCTATCGGGTCTACACCGGCGAGCTGCCCGTGGTGCTCGGTCTGATGGTCCACGAAAACCTAGGACCGACCGCGATCGCGCCGCGCCGGGTGCCCGGTCTGGCCGTGACCGTGCCGCCGCCCACCGGCACACTGCCGACGTTGTACGCCAACGCGCGTTGGCAAAACCTGCTCACACTGATGCAGGACACGGCGCGCGGTTCCGGGTTCGTGTTCGATATCACCAACCTGCAATGGCGGTGTGCGCCGGCGGTGAACCGTGGCGCGGTGTTCTCCGCCGACCTGGAAACGCTGGGCGCGTACGCGGTCACCACCCAAGCTCCGGGCGCTAACTACGTATTCGTGGGTGGCGGTGGTGAGGGCACAGCCCGCGTGATCCTGGAGGCCGGCCACTCCACCAGCGTGCCGACGTGGGGCCGTGTCGAGGAGTTCCGTGACCGCCGCGACACCAGCGCGCTAGGACCGCTGCAGCAGGCCGCCGGCGAGGCGCTCGCGCTCGGTGTCACCCCGACAACAGTGGTGTTCACGCCGCTCGACACACCGGGGCAGACGTTCGGGCACGAGTGGTACCTAGGTGACATCGTGACCGTGCAGGCCGGTGGCCTCACCGTCACCGATCTGATCCGCGAGGTCCACGTACTGCTGGACGGATACGTGCCGACGATCACACCATCGGTCGGCGCACCGTCCGGCGATATCGGTCTATTCCGCGCGCTTGCCGGCCTCGACCGGCGCGCCCGACAACTGGAAAGGGTGTGATGTAGTGCCAACAATGACCGCGCAAGGTGCGGACGGGGCCGTGGATTTCCGGCCGGCGCTGTGGGCAATGGTCGGGGTACGCGCCGGAGACTCCAAGGCGATCCTGGTGCAAGTCAACACCGGCGGCCTGCCGGCCGACCTCACCGGAATGGAGATCACCGCGCAGGCGCGGCACACCGCGATTGATCCGGATCCGCCGGCGCTCACCGCGCTGATCACCCCCGACAATCTGACCGCCGGTCGGTTCTTTCTGCGCTGGGATCCCGACGAGGTGCGCGCTGTGCTCGGCACCACCGGCTACTGGCGCGGTGTGTGGGATTGCCAGATCGACGTGACCACGATTGTGGCCGGCCCGATCACTTGTGAAATGGACGTGACCCGATGACCATTCCCGACCTCACCGTCGATCTCGGAATCCCCGGCCCGCCAGGTGTGCAAGGTCCACCCGGCCCAGCCGGCCCGCAGGGTGATCCCGGCCCGATCGGCCCGACCGGCGCACCCGGCCCGACCGGCCCGACCGGATCCACCGGCCCGCAGGGCGCGCAAGGTGTCCAAGGTCCCAAGGGTGACACCGGCGCGCAAGGTGTCCAAGGGCCTCAGGGTGTCCAAGGGCCGGCCGGCCCACAAGGCCAATGGAACACCGCGCAGGCATTGCGCGCTGTGACCACCACCGCCGACACACCGACCACCGCCGACGCCGGCCGCCTCGTCACCCTGGCCAACGCCGCGGCGATCACCGTCACCGTGAACGCCGCCCTGGCGTTAGCCGTTGGGCAGCGGGTGGATTTCGCGCAGACCGGGGCCGGCCAGGTGACGTTCACCGGATCCGGTGCCACCGTGAACGGCACACCCGGATTGAAACTGCGCGCCCAATGGTCTGGCGCGTCGCTCATCTGTCTCGCCGCCAACGCCTACCTACTCGTGGGGGATCTCGCTTAGTCATGCCGTCCACCGTTGGCCTCGTCGCGTCGCACTACACCCCCAAGGCATTCACGCCGGCCGACCTTCCCAACCTCGTCGGATGGTGGGACGCAGCCGACGCCGCGACGTTCACCTACTCGTCGGGCCAAGAGATCTCCGGCTGGGCCGACAAGTCTGGAGCTGGCCGACACTTCACTCAGGCCGTCATCGCGCAGCAGCCATCACGCACCGGGGTGCAGAACGGGCAACCCTGTATCGCGTTCAACAGTGGTGTCCAGGACACACTCGCCTCGTCTGTCAGCGTGACCCAGCCGTTTACGTTTTTCATGTCGAGTGTTTCGTATGGCGCGGGCGCGTATCTGTATTGGTGGATGGATGGTGCCGGCGGCAGTCTGTTCGTGGACTCCGGTGTCGGCTACTACCTGAACAACGTGAATGTGGGCAACCTCAACCCTGGAATGCTCGACGCCCCCGTCCTGCTCACCGTTCGTGTCAGTGGCGGTGCCTGGTACATCTGGCGCAATGAAACACTCGTGGTCGGCGGTGCCAACGCCGGCGGTGCGATCGGTAACCCGCTCTATTTCGGGTTCCGGGCGGGTGACAGTCGGCCGTATGCCTCGTTCCAGTCCAACCTATTCGAGCCGATGATCTACAACCGGGCGCTGCCCGACGCCGAATGTGTGCAGGTCCGTACCTACCTACGCGCCAAGTGGGGCACACCGTGACCACCTGGCGGGTGTTCGTCACGGAACCGGAGGCGCTCGACTACTGCGCGCTCACCTGGGCAGCGATCATCCGTGACGCGCCCCAAGAACGGATCCCGGCGGAGTTCCACGCATTCCAGGACGCGCTCCAGTCGATCGTGTTCGATGCCCGCTCACCGGTGAATGATGTGATCCGCGCGGTATCGGTGGTGCCGGTCTACGGCCTCGACCACCTAGGCGAGATCGTCACCGATTATGGCGAGTCGCGCGCCTGGGCTGTGCCGATGCTCACCGCCGCCGGTGAATACGCCGTGCCATGCCTGGACGGGTTCGACACCGGCGGACCCGAGCCGCCCTGGCCGCAACCGCCGCCGCCGCCGGTCTGATGCGCTACCTCACCCGGTGGCCGTTTCTCATCGGCGCGGTGCTCGCCTACGTCGGCGCGGTGTTGCTGCTCACCGAGAATGACCAGGGCCGGGAGGTGGCCGCCGCCGCGCTGCTCGTGGCCGGTTCGGTGATGCTCGGCGCGTTCGTGGTGCTGATGGCCGGACGCGAGGACTAGCGGTGCCAGGGCGCACCGAATAGCGCCAGGATCGCCAGTACGCCGACCTCGACTACCAAAAACCAGCCCTGTGCCTCGGTCATCGGTGTCACCCTTCCAGTAGCGCGCGCCATGACGCCGGCCCGCAATCGGTCGGCGGTGAGGGCAACAGGCCATGATCGGTGTCGAAACGCTGTTTAGCCTTGTCGGTGCCGCTGCCCCACTGGCCGTCATAGTTCGATGTGTTCGCCTCGTCCATGTACCCGGCCGCCGCGAGCAGGTGTTGCATCCGGCGCACCGCCGCGCCCGACATACCCGACACCAGCACCGGCAGTTCCATGGTGACCGTCTCAGTGTCCGCCTCGTCGGGTTCCGGCGGTGGTGGGGCATCACCGTTTAGGTAGTCAGTTATGTCACGACGAAACGCGTCTAGATCCCACTTGTCATCACCCGACGCGTAGCGCGGCGGTCCGGCCGGGTCCACCTTGCGGTCGGGTGCCCACTCGAAATGACTATGGACCTGATCCACCGGTATGTCATAGGCGCGGCACAGTTCACCGACGAGGCGCACATACGCGTCCAACTGCGCGCTGGGCCACGTCTCGCCGTTGCCCAAGTTGGCCGCCTCGATCCCGATCGACTGACTATTCATGCAGTCATCGGCCGTGACGTTGGGTGAGCACGGATCCCAACCAACGCCGGCATGGTTCGACGCGCCGCCGCACTGAACGAATATGGACCCGTCGCGCGATAGCGCCAGGTTGGCGCATGGCTTGTCCGAATGATCGAAAACAAGAGTGTTCGAGAGTTTCCAGCCGTCCGAGCTGCCCGCGGTGTGATGGCAGATGACGTGGTTCGGCTTGCCGGAGTCGTAGCCGCCCGACGATCTCGACCGGTACTTCCAATCATCGCCGGGGGTGTTCTTAGCCGGCCCGACCTCGGTCACCGGGTAACCGGTGCGCCGGCACACATCCGCCAAGTCCAACAGGTAGCGCGATCCCACTAATCCTCCTCGCGCATCCGGGTATGCGCCGCGGTGAGTCGGTCGTAAAAGCTCAACGCCTCGTCATTCAGCCGGTCCAGTACGCGCAGGATCGCACCGCGCCGAGCTGCCCGACTCGTCGGGTCACTATCGGCCGCCCACGAGGCGCACATAGCTTCAGCGATCCGGAGGCGCTCCGGAAACGGATCGTCACCGTCATAAGCGTCCTCCGGCAGCAGATCACGCACATCGGTGTTACGGGCCATCGCCGTGCACCGTAGCCGCGCAGCGATACGCCAGGCCGCACGTGCACGGATCGCACACCGGGCACACCAGGCGGCCGTGCCAACAGACGACCTCGGCGCGTTCGGCCTGGCGGTGAGGGCAGAACAGGTCATGGTGGTTATCGCCGTTCACAGTTGACGCCATACCCACCGCACCCCCAGCACCAGCCCAGCCCAAAACAGGGCCGAGAATGCCAGCGCCCCGATCCACACCGCGCGCCGATCCATCCGCGGAACTGTGCCACACCGGCGCGCCAGACTGAACGCCGTGACCAATCCCGCGAAACGAAAAGGGGACAAGGCTGAACTGGAGATCGCCGGCCTGATCCGCGATCTGACCGGCTGGCCGGTGCAACGCCGCCTCGGTGCCGGCCGACGTGAGGACGCCGGCGATCTGTACGGGATCCCCCAATGCACCGCGCAGGTAAAGAACTGCCGCGATATCACCCGCGCGATCCGCGAGGCCATGCTGGAGCTGGACCGCCAACAGGGCCACGGTGGAACGGACTTCGGTGTCGCATTCATCCGCCGGCCCGGTGGCCGATGGCTTGCCGTTCAATCAGTTGAACAGTGGGCAACCTCGCACCGCGAGGCGATCGCGTGACCGAGCGACTGACCGACGAACAGGTGGCGAAGCTCACCGAGCGGTCCTATGCGTCACGGTGGTCGATGCCGCTTGCTGTCGAGGTGCAGCAGTGGCGTGCCCTCATCCCCGACGTGATCGAACAGTTGGAAGTGGTACGAGCAGGGCTGCTGCCTGAGGACTACTACGAAGAACTCGACACGATCCTCGCCAAACTACGCGAGGCCATCGGGCCGTGACCGTCCACGACGACGCATGGCACGCCGAACGCGCGACCCGTATCGGCGGCTCGACGATCGGTGTGCTGCTCGGCCTGTCACCGTGGGAATCGCCGTTCTCACTGTGGGCCAAGCATTCCGGCCTCATCGCCGCCGGCGAATCCGACTCACCGCGGCTACGGATCGGCCGGCGGATGGAGTCGGTGATCGCCGCCGAGTTCCACGACGAAACCGGGCTGTGGATCGCCGGCGAGCACACCATGCTCCGGCACCCCGAGCACGAGCACTTCGGGTGTGAGGTGGACGGGTTCGTAGTCGAGTCTCCGGCCTCGGAGATCTCCGCCGCGCTCGGAGTGTTCGAGGCCAAGACCGACGCGCACCGCGGCTGGGATGAGATCCCACCGACCTACCTAGCACAGTGCCGGTGGAACTGTTACGTGGCCGGTCTGCCGCGCGCCTGGCTGGTGGTGATGTTCGCCGGATTCCGTGTCGAGGTGTTCGAGATCGAACAGGACGCCGCCGATGTGGCATTCATGGCCGCCAAGGCCGACGAGTTCTGGCAGCTCGTCCAGACCGGCACACCGCCGCCGATCGATGGCAGCGAACCGACCGCGCGCGCCATCGCCGCCCGGTGGCCGGCCGACGAAAAAGGGCTCATCCATGACGCCGAACCGGAGCTGGTCGAACTGCTGGAAAAGCGCGCCCAACTGAAAACGCTGATGCGCACCGAGGACGCAACACTCCGGCAATGGGATAACGAGATCTCGGCGCGCATCGGTGAGGCCGAGGCGATCGCCATCGATGGTGTGCCCGCCTACACCTACCGGGCGCAGACACGAACCACGATCGACGCCAAGGCACTGCGCGCTGTGCACCCCGAGGTTGCCGACGCCTACGCCAAAACGAGTTCGTTTCGGGTGCTGCGCGAGGTGAAACCGTGAGGATCGTATGGGAGGACGGTGATTACGTGGACGCTTACCGGGAGATCATCGCGGCTGGTTCGGTTCGGCCGAATGTCGAACTAGCGCAACGGTTCGGTACAACAGCCGGAGCCGTGGCCCAGCGAATGCGCCGGCTGCGCCAGAGCGGCCGGCTAACCGCCGATGGCAACGTATTACGCGGTTCCGGATCCTGTCCGTATTGCGGCGCGCTGCCATCGGCGCAACGGCCCGAGCGCGCCGCAAAACGACGCGAGGCCGGACTCGACCAACCAAGGGGGGACCGATGACCGACACCGTACGCGGCGCAGTCGAACAACGCGAGGCCGCGCGCAACCTGGCGCGCGCTAGTGATCCCGGCGCGGCACTGGCTGAGGCCGCCGAATCCGGCGCACTGAAAATGACCCCGGTGTTGGCGGCGCTCGGATTGGACCCGACCAAGCCCGCACACCAGGCGGCGCTGCTGATCTGCAATAAGTACGGCCTCGACCCGTTACTAAAACATGTTGTCGTGGTCCAGGGTTCGGGCGCGTACATCACCCGCGACGGTCTGCTACACGTCGCGCATATGTCCGGCCAGTTCGACGGGATCGAGATCGGGGACGTGATCGACGCCGGTTCACATTGGATCGCCACCGCCACCGTCTACCGCCGAGACATGGCGCACCCGTTCACCTATCCCGGCCGCTATCCCAAGAGCGGCGCGAACAAGTCCTACGGCCCGGAAATGGCGATCAAAACGGCGGAGGTGATGGCGCTACGGCGCGCGTTCGATGTGTCGATGCCCGCCTACGAAGAGCGGCACGCGCCCCAGGATCTCCGCGCGCCCGACGACGAAACCGACGAGGAGCGCCAGGACGTGACCGACGAACACGAGGAGCCGCCGGCATGACCACCGACGAATGGGAGCAGCTCGAACTATCGGAAACGGTCGATCTGATCCGGTGGTGCGAATCGGAGGGCGAGATCCGCCGCTACCTGCAAGGCCTCGGTGTCTACGGCGTGAATCCATGGCTGGGGGG